TCGATGATGCGCACTGGGTTTCAAGCTCCTCGTTCAGCGACTGCGCCGACCTGATGATCCCCTCTTCAATGACAAGCCCCGACGCCTCGGCCTCATCCCCGAGGCGCTTGAGCCCGTCAGCGCCCTGCGCCAGCACCGGGATCAGCGCACGCCCCTCATCGCCAAGCAGGGCGGACGCTATGGCGATGCGCTCGATCGGGTTCTCGACGGCCGCCATGCCTTCCGCCACATCCGACAGGATCGCGTCCAGCGGGCGCAGCCGGCCCGCGCTGTCGGTGACGGCGACGCCAAGACGCTCGAAGGATTCAGCCGCTTCATTGCCGCCCTCGCGCGCCTCCGCCGCCTTCATCGCCAGCTCGGCCAAAAGATCGACCGTCTGCTCGCCGTCCAGACCCGCCGTCAACGCCGCCTCTTGCACACGCTGCAGCACCGTGGTCGTGACGCCGAGCACGTCCGCCTGATCGGCGATCTCTGCAAACACCCGCGTCGCCTCGCGGCCCCGTACGACCATGGCGCCGAACGCAAGGGTCAGACCCCCGATCCCCACGGCTGCGATTTTGCCAGCGGTCCCGAACTGCATCAGCGCATCGCCCACCGGGCCGGCGCTGGCCGCCACATCGTCCAGACGCTCGCGCACCTGACCCGCGGCCTGATCGACCGCCAGCAGCCCGCGCGAGGCGGGCGGGCCCGCCCCCTCGATCGACTTCGCCATTTTCTCGCCCGCGGCGCCGGTCTCGCGCAGCGCGTCGATGACCTCGGGCTTGCCGAGGACGTCAAGTCTGATCCCAACGGATTGACGTGCCATGATCATCGCCTCGCTTTGGGGTGAATGCCATCAGCGCCTCGACCTCGGCGGCGAGGCACAGCGCCAGAATGCGGCTTGGATCGAACCCCGGTCGAACACGGGCGCGGATCTCGCACGCGTCCAGACCGATGGGGCCGCTTGGGCCGACCCGCAGCGGCGGGACCGGCCAGAGAATGCGCCACGCTTCCACCTCGTCAGCGGTCTGCGGCGCGTGATCGTGTTGCGGGCACGCGGCGCAGGGCGCGGGGGGCGCAGTGCGGTCCCAGCAGCCGTCGCACTGCCCCGGACCGCCGCCCCACGCCCAGACGCCACGCGCCCTTATGCGTTTCCCGACGCGGCCTCGATCATCCGCGGCTCAAGCCACGCGAACAAAAACGCGCGCGCGAAGCCGGGGACCGAAAAGCACGCCAGCTGCCACGCATCGCGCGTGAGCGGGACCGGCGCGCCATCCGGCGTCAGCACCCCGCGCCAGCTCGTCACCGCATCGGCCCCGATGATCGCCGCCAGCCAGATCGTGCCGGCGGCCTGCATCGTCTCCGGGTCCAGCGCCGCCAGGGCGTTGGCGCAGCCGGGCGACAGCAGCGGCAGCATGTCGGCGACGGTCGATGCGGCGCGGCTGCGCTGCGCGACGGCGATCCGCGACCGCTCCTCGACCAGCGGGTCATAGGCCTCGGCGTTGACCGTCACGACCGCGCCGCCGAGCTGCAGCGCCAGCACCCGCTCCGCCCGCTCCCCCGGCGTGCCCAGCACGATACCGAAGGTCATGAGAAGTCAGCCGTCGGGCTGTAGAGCGTGCAGGCATAGCGCGCCCCGCTCGAGGCATCGATCTGCGCGACGCCCGAGAAGTCGGCGGTGATGATGCCGCGGCCCTGATAGGTCTCAGACGGGCGGCCCAAGAACACCCGCGGCAGCGAGATGAACAGCGCCTCGCCCGTGCGGCTGTTGACATAGTCGAGGGCGATCGCGACGGGCGTCTCCGCGAAGGCGGCATCATGCAGCGCGCCGAGCGGAAAGCGCCCGGTCAGGCTGAACGCGCCGGTGGTGTCGCCCACGATCGGCTTGCCGATCAGGCCCGGGCCATCGACGCCGCAGGCGTCGAACCCATCGGTGGTCAGGTCGACCCCCATCGTGATGCTGGCGCTGTCGATCGTGCCGACGCAGATGCCGCCGATCACGATCGAGCCGCCCGTGAAGCTGAACGCCGAGACGGCCAGCGTGGTCGGCGAACCGTCCAGCGTGCGCGCCGAAGACCGCTGATCGAGACGCGCGAGCACATCCGCCGTCATGGTCGCCTGCCCGCTGCGGTTTTTCGCGATGCTGATCGAGCGCACCATCTGCCCGTCCACCAGGCGGAAGCGGTAGCTGCCGGCGGAATCGGTATGGTCGACCTCGATCGTGGCGTAGGGCCGCGCCGCGTTCTCCTCAGATTTCCAGACGTGCTTTCTGTTCCCGCCCCCCTTCAGGGTCGCGGAGTAGGGCGTGATCCGCATCGGGGCCGAGGACGCGGTGACAATCGTGTCGCCGGTGTCGTCGGCGGTGTCATGCTCGATCCACACCGCCTGCCCGCGCGCGGTCGCGCCCAGATCGCTCAGGGCCGCCGCCGCCGTCGCCACCGCCGCGACCGTTGCGATCAGCGTGGCGCCGATCTGCACTTCGTTGGTCGATGCGGCGTCGGTGGTGAAGGTGATGGTCACCGACCCGATCGTGATCGTGTCGCCCGCCACCGGCTGAGTGCGAAACAGAAATCCACCGCGCGAGCCGACCGCAGCCACCGAGGCCACGTCCCCCATCAGGCCGCGCAGCCACAGCCCGCCCTGCACCGCGCACAGCGGCAGCGACCAGGTGCCCGAGACGTCATGCGGCCCCGAGATCGGATCGATGGCCGCGCCGTTGCGGCCCATGAGCGTGCGCTCCTCGGGGCGCTGCGTGCCGATGGGACCGGCGGAGCCTGCCTCGGCGTTGATGGTGCGGGCGGTCGCCGTGCTGTCGGCGGGGATGCCCCAGAGGGTCTGCCATGCCAGTGACATGCGGACGTTTCGGCCTACGGCGGTCATGGGTGCGACCTCCTACAATTGGGTGGTTGAGAGATATTCGAGCGTGACCATCACGACCTCGGTGGCGTAATCATCCGCGCCATCGACCGCCACTTGCGACGGATCGGCCGCCATCCAGTCGCAGCCGACGATCACGCCGCCCAGCGAGCGATCCGCAGCCAGCGCGCCCTCGACCAGATCGAGCAGAGCGCGCAGCGCAGGGCGTCGGATCGCGGCGGTCGCGCCCGCCGCCATGACTTCGATCCGCGCTTCGGTCTCGCGCCATTGGGCGCCGATCCCGACGCCGGTGGGCACGCCGCGATCCACCATGAACACCGCCACTTGACCGGCGGTCGGGGTGTCATCCTCTTGCAAGGACGGATCGCCATCGATGACCAGCACGCTCGGCGCGAGCGCATCGCGCCGCGTGGTGATCGCGCCAAGCAGGGCGGCGACCGCGCTTTCCGGGGTGGCGGTCATCGCGTCATCCTCTCATGCCCCGCTCCGCGCGCTCACGGCGGCGGGCGGTGCGCGCGCCGTCATAGGCGCGGCGCGCGCCGCCGCTTGCCGATTGACGCGCCGACTGGCTGTTCGGGTCGCCATCGAAATTCTGCGCGCCGCTCGCGTCTTCGCCGCTGGCCAGCGCGGCCAAGGCGCGGCGCACTTCAGCCGCCAGCAGGGCCGTGCCGCGCGTCTCATAGTCCGGCAGGCTGAACCGCACCTTGGTGCGCACCTCGCGCACCAGCGTGAACATCACCGCGCTCGCGACGGCGGACCGGCTTTTCTTGGTGCGCGGCACGTATTGCGATCGCGACCGCCCGCTTTTGGTCTGGGCGGAGCGCGTGCGCACGTCGTCATCGATCAGGATGCCCGACCGGCCGAGACGCGTCTCGACGAACCGCAGCCGCCCGGAGCCGTAGACCTGCTCATAAAGATCAGGCGTCGGGCGCTTGCCTTTGAGGCGCACGGGCGCGTTGTCGGTCGGGATCGCCAGCCAGGCGCCGCCGGGCGACTTGATCGTCGTCGCCTCGGTCATGCCGCGCATGATCTTGGGCGCAAGGCTGAACACCGTCAGCGACGGACTGAGGCTGAGCGTGCCGCGGCGCGGGTAGACCTTGAACTTGACCGTGTTGCGCATCCGCTTCGACATGCCTTGGCGGGTCATGTCGGCGCGCCACCAGTCGCGGACCTCCATCGCCGCGACCTCGGCCGCGCTGGACAGCGCGCGCTTGATCGCTTGCTGATCCGCCTCGAGGGTGGCGGCCAGATTGCCCGTCAGCGCCAATATCAGCTGCATGGATCAGCTCCCCGCGCCCAGCTCCACCACCCAGACCAGCCCCAGCCGGTCCTCGATCTGCGCGGACTTGACCGGGAACGACCCGCCGACCAGCGACAGAACATCGGACTTGATCGGCGCGCGGTCGATGCCGACCTCGACCAGCTCCGCCACGCGGATCTTGATCCGCCGCGTCGACGCCCGCCCGCCAGCGCGAAATTCATCCACCGGGCGAACCGTAGCCAGATAGTCGATCACCCGGATGGCGAGCGCTTCGCCGGCATCCGGGGTGATCGTCGCCAAGACGCCGAAGCGCGCGAACGACGCATCGAGCGCGCGCTTCGCCATCTCAAGGCTCATCAGGCAGCTGCCAGCAGCTTGACCATGACGGTGGCATCGCCGGACGCCGCGGCCTTCACGGCCACGCCGATCGGGCTGTTGCTGTTGGTCTTGTCGACCTCGGCGGCGGCGTTGTCCCAGTAAACCGTGTCGCCCTGCGCGACGGCCAGCGACGCCTGCTTGGCCAGCGAGAAGACGCCGCGCGTGGCGATGACCACCTGCGCGCCGTTGGCCGCGGCGTTCACGGCGACGCCGATGATGGCCCCGACGAGCACGACGCCGCCCGAAGCGACGGCGGCGGGGGCGGTGACGGTGAGCCGATCACCGTCGAAGTTTGCATTGCGCATTTTGCGCTCCTGTCATGGATGGGCCGGATGGATGGGTCAGGCAGGAACCGCCCGCGCCAAGTCAGGCGCGGGCGGCGCAGGTCACGCGCCGCCGTTCTTGTAGAACGTGCGGTGATCGAGGGGCGCGACCGCCGCATCCATCCGCACCTTGAGCTTCACGCCATCGGTCGACCAAGCCTCGGCCTCCTCGATGTACGGCTCGGACTGGCCGTTGAGGTAGCTGACCTCGATGCCGTCGTGGACCGACCCGTCCGCCGCGAGATACCAGGCGGTGCCGGTAAGGCGCCCGTCGGAGATCACCTCGGCCATCCCGGCGACCGGGTTGGTGGCCATGCCGCGCGATGCGGTCGGATCGACCGGGGACGACATCAACTGCATGGCGAGGCGCTTTTGCGCGGCGGGCACCAGCAGATATTTCGGCATGATGTTCAGCGCCTGCCCGGTGCTGGATGCCCCGGTCTCCTCGGTCTGCAGCATCATCGCGGCCTCGGCGGCGGACAGCGACGCGACGCTGATCGCGGCGCCGGACCCGGCGAGGTTCTTGTGCGTGGCATGGAACAGCGCGACGCCGTCGGCCAGGTCGGGATTGCCGTTCAGCACCGCATAGACCAGATTGCCGATCGTCCGCTTGGCGGCCCGGCCCATCTTGCGCGGCAGGCCCGCCAGCAGCTGCAGATCGTCGTTGATGATCGCTTGGCGGGTGATCCGCAGCTCCTTGCCGTAGGTCGCGAGGGTGACGGTCTCGCCACGCTCGCCCGCGGTGCCCTGCGAATATTCGCCGCCCTCCTCGATCAGATCGAGGGCGCTGAAGTTGCCGAGGCCGACCCGCTTGGTCGCCTTGAAGTCGGTCAGGGTGCCGGTGCTGGTCCAAAGATCGAAGGTCTCCTCGGCCTCCTCCCAGCCCAGCAGCGCCGCCTTGCCCATGATGTTCGACAGGATCAGGGCGAAATCGCTGGTCCCGTGCGAGCCGGACTGGACGAACGCGGCGCCGACCATCTGGCGCGGGTCCGAAAAGGCCGTCCCGGCGCCGGCCACGGTCAGCGACTGGCGCGCGAGCTCGCGCAGGGTCAGGCCGGTGAACTCGTTGCGCTCGCCGCCCGTGATGCCCGCGCGGGTCAGCAGGCCAGCCGTCGCGCCCTGCACGAACCGCTCGGTCGCGTCCTGCGTGACCGAAGCTGATGCCCCGCCGACGCCGCGGGTGGCGGCCTGCCCCTGCGCCGCGAACGCCTCGAGCGCGCGCAGCCGGAACTCGTTCACCGCGATTCCATCCGCCACGGCCTGCGTGATCAGCGCCTCGGACGCCATCACCAAGGGCGCGGCGGCGCGGATCGCGGACTGGCGCGTGCGCTCGGTCTCGGCGCCCTGAAGCCGGATCGCCTCGATGTCGACGGGCGGCGCCGGGGCCGGGAGCGGGGCCGGGGCCGACTGCGCGATGATTGCGGCGGGGGGGACGGCGACCTCGAGGGGCGCGGCCGGGGGAGTGTTCTGGGGCATTTCAGCCTCCTGTGCATGATGAATTACGGCAGTGCAGGTCGGCGCGTCGCCCGCCTGCGTTCGGGCGCCGGGATCGGCCCCGAACGGCACCATCGAGATCTCGACGGGCTCCCATTTCGTGAGGCGCCACAGCTCCTCGCCGGGCCGCTCCGGGTCCATGACGACCTGCGCCTCATGCACCCGGAACCCCATCGAGACGTTCCGAAGCACGCCCTCGCGCACTTTGGACCAGATCGCCTCAACCTCGGGCGCCGTGCTGAAGCGCAAAGTCGCCAGGCCGACGCCTTGATCGATCCGCGCCCGCTCGACCACGCCGATGACCGACCGCAGCGAATAGCCGTCATGGTTGTCGAGCACCGGCGCGCCATCGTTGAGCGCGCCCAGCATCGCGGCCCCGTCCTCGAGCACGACCTGCGTCATCACGCGGCGCATGCGGCCCTCGGAATCGGGCATCGAATGCTCGACGCGCGCGCCGGTCGAAAAGATCACCTCGACGGTTCGCGCGGCCTCATCCACCGTTCCGATCCGGCTGGCCTGCGCCAGCACTGGGATCTGCATTGTGAAATCACGGGGCATCGCCGCCCTCCTTCAGGGTGAAATCGACCGAGAATTGCAGCTTCGCCTCACGGGCCTTGCGCTGCCATTCGGCGTTCTCGCTCAGCACATCGTCGGGATCGAGCCCGCGGCGCTCCATGATGTCCTGCATCGATCCCACGCCGGCGCGCGCGCCCTCGAGGGCGGCGGCCATGTCCTTGCTGGGGTCCACCCAAGGCCGCTCGGGCCGCGTGAACTTGGCGCGCGGGCGGCGCTCGATGTCGCCGTTCGCCACCGCCGCATCCATCACCCGGCGCCACGCGGGCCGCCCGGTCTGATGGATCATCAAATCATCCTGCCAGCTGTCGATCAGCCGATTGAACTCAAGGCGGCCTTCGCGCATCGAGCTGTAGCTGGCCCCGCTCATGTCCCCGGTCAGCTGGGCATAGGTGACGCCGATGCCCGCCGCGACCGCGTGCAAACGCTCCGCCATGTGCGGCACCAGATCGCCCGAGCTGGTCGGTTGGTTGAATTTCGCGTCCCAGCCCGGGGGGGCGCTGACGATCATGCCGGGCCGCAGCCGCTCCACCGCGGCGCCCGAGCTGTCGGTCACCACGGCGCCCGCATCATCCTTCGCGCCGTCCAGCCCCGCGGACCCGAGCCCGCCCATCGGCGCGCCTTCGGCATTGGTCAGCACCATCGCCAGGCACGCCTCGATCTTCTTCTTGACCACCGTCGCCTCGGCCAGATCGCCCAGGTCGCGGATCGTCAGCGCGACAGGTGCGAACCAGCTGATGCCGCGCACCTGACCGGGGCGCAGCATCTCGAACGCGTGGTCGACATATTCGGCAGGCACGCGGCGCGAGGTCAGGCGCGACATCACCCGGAACCGCTCGCCGGGGTGATTCTCATGCAGCCAATAAGCGATGCGCTGCCCGAGGGCGTCGAACTCCACCCCCTGCACGATGCGCCGCCCGTCGCGGTATTCCTCATTGCGCAGATGGTCGAGATGATCGCCCTCGACCACGCTGCAGCGCCAGAACAGCCGGCCCCGATCGGTCGTCGGCGTCCAGATCCGCAGCGCCTCGCCGCCCTCGGCCACCGCGCGGATCAGCAGACGCTGCTGGCCGTACCAATCGGTGCGCCCGTCCGGGTCGCAATTCTCGGTGAACCGCTGCCACTGGTCGCGCGCCGCGCGCTTCTCGCGGGTCGTGGCCTCGGTGTCCGGCGCATCGGCCCCCAAGTCAGGGCGCGGGCGCAGGCCTGTGCCCGCGATGTGCGACGCCAGCACCCGCAGCGCGCGGTTGGCGTGCGGGTTGTTGCGTGCCAGCTCACGCGCGCCGCCGCGCAGGATCTGCAGCGCGGCCTGCGCCTCGCTGTTCTGGCTGGTCGCAGGGCGGCGCCAGCCGGACATGCGCCCGCCGACCGATGCCGCGTCATAAGATTGCACGATGCGCGTCTGCGCCTGCGCTTGGCTGAGGCGCAGGCGCGATTCGGCGCGATCCGCCGCAAGGCGCGGCGCGAGGGCTGCGAGGATGCCATCAATCACGGAAGAACCCCGCCACGCTGACAACGACGCCGGTTGTCGCGCCGCCCGCCTCGCGGGCCGCCTTGGCTTGGAAATAGGCCAGCGCCTGCGTCAGCTCGGCGGTCGAGCGGAACGTCACCGCGCTGTCCTCATAGCGCACCGTCAGCTCGCCTGACGCGAGCGCGGTTTCCAGCGCATCGATCCGCTCCGCCGTGGTCATGTCCAGATGTCCTCTCGGCCAGATCCAAGCCAGTCGTCGCCAGACCCGCGCGGGGTCTTCGCAGCCGCGGCTCGGGGGGCGGTCTTGGCCTCGGCCTTGGCCGGGGCGGTGGGTCTGATCTCAACCGCGAACAGGTCGGGCTGGCGTGTGGCGGCATCAGGCGCTGGCGCGCCCCTCTCGGCCCGCAACGCCGCCCATGCGTCGGGTCGCATCTGATCGAGGCGCAGATGATAGGCCAGCGCGCGGGCGTAGCCTGCGATGTCCAGCGCCTCGTTCGCCCTGCCGGCCAGCTTGACCCAGCGCTGCACCGAGACGCCGGATCGGCTCTCGACCCGCTCCAAGTGCTCGGCGGTCAGCTGCTCGGCATAGGCCAGCGGCAGATCGCCGGGCAGGATCATCGCGCCCGGCGTCATCGCCCCATCGCCATCCGGTCCCGCGATGGTCTTGCGGATCGCGGCATAGAGGTCAGATTTCAGCGCGAACGTGCCGACCGGCCAGATCACGGCGCCGCCCTTGACCCGCTTGCCGCTGAATTTCACATCGACGCGCTTGGGCTGGCCGATGAACGGCTCGGTGCGCCCGGCTCGGCCATCGACCGCGAAGATCCCCGCGCGCCCGCGGCTGTAGTTGTAGACGTGCTGCGAGGCGAAGCCTGAATCGACCGCCCATGCCTCGACCGGCTGCGCCGTCGATCCGCCGGCTGAATAGCTGCGCGTCGCGATCATCCGGTCGTGCTCGGCCCAGGTCTCCAGGTCGTGCGGGTCGCCCTCGATCACGCCCCAGTCGACCAGCCAGCGGGTCATCCCCTCGGACCAGCCCCAGACCGCCCACTCGAGACGGTTGCCCTGCACGTCCGTCGCGCCGGTGTAGACCAGCGGGCCGACCGGCGGTGCGCCGCGGCTCCACCCGATCAGGCGCTGCTTGTGCAACAGCTCGGCGTCAGGCGCGTCGCCCTTGTCCTCATAGGCCTCGCCCAGCACCTGCTGGATGAACACCCGTTCCTTCTCCGGGCGGCCCTTCGCGTCCAGATGCTCGGCCACGATGCTGTCCCAAGTGCTGAACAGGCTGTACGCCTTCCAGACATGGAACCCACGGATGCGGCTCGGATGCACCCGGCCTTGCCAGCGCGCCAGATCGTCGGGGGCGAACCACTCGCCCGGGCCGTCTTCGCCCTCGCGCGTCGCCGTGGCGATCCAGACGCCCGCCGCCATCATGGCGGGCTTGTCCAGATGCTCGATCACGCAGCCCTGCGCCGCGCATTCAAACCATGCGCGGTGCGGCCATGCTTCGCTGTCCCAGCGCAGTCGATCGAAGCTCAGCGCTTGGAAGGCCCCGCAATGCGGACAGGGGACATAGCGGCGGCGCTTGTCGCTCGCCTCGAAATCATTGGTGATGCGGCAGGCTCCGAGGATCGACGGCGTCGACACCCAAAGCCGCTTGCGGTCCCGCTCATATGTCTCGGTGCGCTTCTTCAGCTGGCCGACCGGATCGCCGCGCTCGCCTGCCTCCGCCGGCCACTCGCTGACCTCATCCCCGATCGTGTACTGCGCGGTCAGCATCTGCAGGCCCTTGGACGAGCCGGCGAATGTGATCTGCGCGAACCCGCCGCGGAACTTCTTGAACGCGGCCGTGCTGCCCCGCTCGCTGCGGTCGGTGACCTCGAGGACCGCGCGGCGCAGCGCCGGGGTCTCGTCGATGGCAGGCTGCAGCTTGGTACGCACGTATTTCTTGCTCTCGTCGTGAGACGGCAGCACCAGGATCATCGGCCCCGGCTGCGCCGCGACGATGTAGCCGAACCAGTTGATGCCGACCTCGGTCTTGCCGACCTGCGCGCTGGCGACCACCACCACATCCTCGGCAGGATCGGCGGGGCCCAGGGCATCCATGATCTCGACCAGGTGCGGCGCGCGCTCATTGCGCCAAGGGCCGGGGTGGCGCGATCCGCTTTCCGCAGACACGATCCGATTCGCCGCGGCCCAAGCGGAGACCGAGAGCTGCGCGCGCGGCGCGAAGGCGCGCGCCATGGCGCCGAAGACGGTGGCGCGCGCCGGGGCGCAGGCGCCCAGAACCTCAAGCTGCGGCATCGGTCTGCGCTGGCTCCACTGCGGCGATCAGCTTGGAGGTGCCCGCCTGCAGGACCCGGCGCACCAGATCGTCCAGCGCGCGCTCCATCTCTCGGGGATCGGTGATGGCGGCAAGCCGTTCCGCCTGGTCGCGGCAGATCTGGGTCGCCGATTGCTTGAGGGTCTCGGCGGCCTCGGCGACCGCGGCCTCCACATCGCGGCGGCGCAGGGTCAGCCCCAGCCGCTCGGCCAGATCCAGCTCGGCGTCATCGGCGCGGGCCCGCTCATAGCGCGACTTGTGATCATTGATGGTCGGGATCACCGGGGCGTCCGGGGCCGTCGCCGGGCGCGCGGCCTCGAGCGCGGGCCCGCGGGTCTGCAGGCGGGGATCGATGACGGCGGCGCGGTGAGCTTGCAGATCGGCGACGCAGACCAGCCCATCAGGATCGAGAAGGGCAGGGTTCTTGGCCAGCCAGCGGCTGATCGTGGACTTGTTCACGCCAAGTTCGCGCGCCGCATCCACGGGCCTAAGCCGTTGCATCGTCTCCACAAAAGCGCAACCAGTTGCACCCTTTCAAAATGGCGATACTGCAAAACTTAAATGCTATGCCGCAC